CAACACTTTTTAGTGAATCAGCTCGCCGGCTCCGATCAGGCAGATTCACTAAAAAGTGTTGATTCTCACGACCCTAAGGAGATTTTCTAATGGAAGAAAAAGTTATTGGATGGCGCGACGGAAGGTATCTTTATTGCAATAATCACGGAAGTCACCAGGTGATCGATCCGCGTGAGCTAAAAAATACCGATCCGGATTATCGGCCAGGTCGCACGTGTGATTGGTGCAGCAAACCGATCGAGCAATAGCCCTTCGGGAGTCCCGAACGTACGTTCGTTTGTTCGCCTGCGGCGGGACTGCCAGGGTTGATCCGAGGGAGCTGATCCGGGGCCAAGCCGGCGAGTCCGGTTTTTTACTATTCGCGACGGTGGCGGATAGCCGCTACCAATCTCTCCAGGATCTTCCCCATCGCGGGGATGTGCTTCGGAGATATCCACAGAGTTGCGGGAAGAAATCTTCTACTAGTTCTGGCGTGATCACGTGAACCAGGATGTCCAGTTGTCTAATGAAACGACAGGGTGATCCCAGACGGAACCGACTTTGCGGCCTTTGTTCCACGTTTTTGAGCAGAGCTATGCTTTCTCTCATGCTCATGCTTTTGTCTAGTAATGTTTCCATATCTACTATCTTACACTATGGGTGTATCACAGTCAAGTCTCATTTGACCTTGACACACCCCTGTGATATACTAACCTTGTAACATTTACTAAAAGGAGAACAATGATTACTACAACCCGATACCCCAACGTTCAGATTGCGCTCGTAGGTGAAGATGGCAATGCCTTCTCAATCCTCGCTCGTGCAGCTCGCGCAATGCGAAAAGCCGGCGTCAGCAACGACGAGATCACCGCATATAACACGGAAGCCACTTCTGGTGACTATGACAACCTTCTTAGGGTCACAATGTCCTGGGTGTCCTGTGACACCGAGACAGAGGATCTTGACGAGGATGACTGGTACGCCGAGCATCCACATGGTTGCTACGACTGCAAGGAACTCTACGCAGTTGGCGGTTGTCCCTCTTGTGGGGACGACCTCTAGTCGGCCGAGTCGGGTGTGTCAGGGGAAACCTTGATACACCCCGACGTTATACTTCGCTTATCACTTCACACAAAGGAAAAATTATTATGAAGACTCAACTCCAATACTCCGATCACAACAGCGACAGCATCCATGATGGGTGGGTAGCTATTGACGAATACATCCAGGATGCAGTTCTGGTCGCATTTGACGATTGCCACAAAATCTATCTAGCAATGGATGAGAAAGAAGCAGCATGGTTTCGTTCCTCATCTTTTAGGATTGTAGAGAGCGGCTCGGTAGAGATGCTCGATCACCTCTCGGACTGGTGGGACGGCTCCTGCCCTCTTAGGTTCATCTCGGCCGTCTGGCACAACGAGAACGATCCGAACGCCGGATTTGTCAGTCTCATCAGCCAATGCGCAACTCCATTCGGGGAAGACGAAGAAGAAGATGAGGACGACGACGAGGGCGAGGAATAACCTTGATACACCCCCACGTTATACTTACATTATCAGTTCACAACAAAAAGGAAGAAAAATGATACCAACAGCAATTACCAAAACATATCTTGAAGCACGCGAGGCTCTTGAAATCGCCCAGGCGGCCAAAGAACAAGCCGAAGCAATGCTCAAGGAAGCACTTGCACGATCAGGAAGTGACTTTGCGATTTTCAATAATGTGAAAGTCGCAGTCGTCTACGGCGAGCGTCCATCATATGATGTCGCAGTTCTTGAGACTCTCGTTGCTCCAGAAGTATTTGAGAAAGCAACCAAGTCTGTCATTGACGGAGCGAAGTTCAAGGCTCTCGTTACCGTCGGTGACATCAAGTCTGATGTTGCAGAAGCAGTTACAAAGGTTACTCCATACGAGCAAATCCGAGTTACTGATCTTGCAGTAGCAGCCACAACTGAAAAGGCGAAAGCGACGAAAGTCGCCTAGCCCTATCAGGCTTATTTCTTGAAAGGAGAAACACTATGCCAAATTGGTGCAGTAATTATTTAGTCGTAGAAGGTCCGGACTCTGATGAGTTCATCAGAAAAGTGGCCGAAATCGTGGAGCAGGAAAAAACAGTTCTTGAAACGTTGGTTCCATCATCACCAGAGTTTTACGAAACAATGACTCATGCAGACGGAACATCAACATCCGTTTTTGCAAATGGCGGTATGAACGCGGTTTATGAATTGTGGGGAACTAAATGGCCAGACTCTGACGGTTATCTGTCAGATAAGTCTTATAGTTTCCAGTCTCCCTGGGGTCCACCACTTCAGGGTATCGCTCGGATCTCAAAGCTCTATCCGCAGGCAATCTTCTCGATTGCGTACGAAGAAGGCGGCATGGGGTTCGCAGGCGTAAACGCGTTTGAGAACGGCGAGATGGTCTACGAAGCGGAAACCGACTTTGACTCACTTGCCAAACATCCAGGTTCTGACTCTACTGAAGAACAAGACGACGAATGGATGGAGTCAATCGGCCAGGCAGTAAATGACTGGCTAGACAACCACCAGGTTGAGTCTGTAGAAAAATACCTATAAACGTTAGTTATTGGGTGTGTTGGGGGAAACCTTGACACACCCTATTGGTATAATGTGCTTGTAATATACAATTTACTAAAGGAGTAAAAATGGGTTTAGATAACATCCCACACAACTATCCGTGTAAGACGAGGGGTACAGCCGTAATGGTTCCTCGTCTGAATAATGAAAACCAACCAATCCTGGAAGAAGACGGTTCAGTAATGACCCGAATTGACTGCCAGGCCACACAAGCGTGCGGCGGATGTCCATACACCACCGAACTAGAAAAGCAAGATCAAACCTCAATCGGTAATCCGGTTTATGGAATGTTCGGAACAGACTGTTGGTATCGAGGCAAGTGGGGCAATCACCTACTTGAAGTGCTCGGTGAAGAAGAGTTCTCCTTCTACGGAGATAACGAAGACGGAACAGAGAAATCTCCAGCATCCTGTCTTAGTGTTGCTCAATTCATTGACGACACACTCAGCGAAGGCGGAGTCATTCGTGGAGACGGAGAAGATATTTCTTCTGATTTGCGTTACGCATCTTGGTATCTCAAGTGGGCAGCAGAATATGCGGATGGTCTAACGTGTTGGTACTAAATACTGAAGAAGGTGAAGCAGTCACTCGCATCAACGTGATGCGGGTGTTCACCTATGATGTGGATGTAATTGTTCAGCAACTGCGCGAAGATAATCGTGTGGGCGACGACGACGACCTGGAACTGACTCTCGATGATGTTCTGGAGCGCGTTCAGCTCATAGCAGAAGAAGACTTCAACTCTCCGATACGGCTCAAAGAACTATTGTTCAGCGACGAACACGGAAACGACTACTAATAAATCCCCGAAAGGGGATGCTTACAGATCGGCCAAAACGGCCGGTCCTATTTTTATTGAAAGAAGAATATATGACCTGGACATCATTACCAGACGGATCAAAACTTCTCCGCGTGTCGGATGTTTTGGATAAGCCGCTCAACCTTTACGACACAGTTATTGTTACCGAAACCGGACTAGAAGGCACCCAGGGTGGGACGTTCCTTATGGGTTACCATATTGCATACATTTCTGGCAAAACAGTAGTTGAAGTAACCAGCACGAACAATCCAGATGTCTTAGACAAGGTTGTGAAGCAGATCCAGTATCAGCAGACTTCCGAGCTATGGGAAGACATTGAAGGGATCCTCACGGAGAACTACTACAGCATTGGAGTCATGGACGGCGCAGAAGCTCTTGCCAATATGCACAGCGACCTCGATGCAGGTTATTTCGCATCCAATCTGGAAGAGTGGGGCGTTACAGCGAAGGATCTCAGGGCAACGTTTGTCCACCTTTACATCAAGTGGCTATCGGATGGCCGCATCTCAAAGCCACCTCATGAGTTCTACAAGCACAAACATCCAATAGGCGGTCTGTAAAGACCGCGCTTAGAAAAGAGTCGGCATTTCGCCGGCTTCTTTCGTATCCAGGCAGATTTTGTGGGCATACCCCAGAGGCCCTTCATACTTGAACGGGACTGACCCGGCGCGCCCGTTTTTAGCTGCCGACCAGCCCAGGATCTTGATCGCGATCCCTGGATCGTTTGGACGTAGGGAAATCCCACAAATTTCGCATTGATACATCTGACGGTGGAGTATAGCCAGGGATTAACCTCGATACACCCCTCATATATACTTGTTATATAAAGAAGCCTTGACTATGACACACCCATATGATAGGCTTGTAATATAAAGAAAGGGAATCAGAAATGATTGCAGACGTAACTATCCACCTATCCAATGATGTCATCCAATTGATGTTTTTCTTCGGCGGCATGATAGCCGGCGGAGTATTTGGCGTAGCGTTTGAGCGCAATGCTAAAGAAACACAAACTCTTTGGCATAAAGTCAAAAAGTAATTAACGGTGATCAGAAATGATCACCAGCTTTATCTAATAAAAAAGGAAGTAGATATGTCAGAAGACTATAACGGTTGGACGAATCGCCAGACATGGAATATCAATCTGTGGCTAATGAACGATGAGTCAAACTACAAGAAGTACTCCACCTATATGGGGGCGTACAGCGGCCAACTCGGCCGGCCAAGATACAAGGACTTTATCTCTGTATATATGCAGAGCGATCGCACGCCAGATGGTGTTTTGTGGTTGGATCCTGAAATTGACTTTGATCAGCTCGATCAGAGTATTTTTTCCCAGGAAGACTAAAAAGTCCGGCTCTCGTATGTGGGTTTGTCAATTTGACGTTGACACACCCATGTGCTAGACTTATTTTATTGGTTGACAGATGGGCATCGTCAAAACAATCCAACTTATTGTTGACACACCCATCTGTTAAACTTGCTTTTACTGTTGACATTCCGTCAGCAGTTACTAATTCTAAAAGGAGAATTAAAAATGACCGAAGTACAAAACTTGCCACAATGTTGGCAAGATGTTCAAGACGCAATCAATGCAGGCATTGACCGTCTTATCTTGTTTGGGCCGCCAGGAACTGGCAAAACCTACGCAGGACTCCATTACGGAGATATTGAAGCAGGCGCATGGCGTTTGATCTGCACAGAAGACATGACCAATGGTGATGTTACCGGACACTACATTCCATCAGGAAATGAGTGGTCATGGAAAGACGGCTCAGCCGTAAAAGCATGGCAAGGTGACGGCATCCGCGGTGGTCGTCTCGTAGTTGACGAAATTGACAAGGCAGGTGGCGATGTTTTCGCAACCCTCCTGGCAATGACCGACACACCTGACAGTGCAAAGTGGGAGCGTCCATCGGACGGTCGCACGATCGCACCTAAGGACGGGTTCAGCGTTGTCATGACGACAAACGTTGAAGACATGCGTGAACTTCCTGAAGCATTGCGTGACCGTTTTCCAGTCGCCATTCGTATTAATCAACCACATCCAAGTGCAATCGCATTGTTGTCTCATGACCTCCGAGGTTATGCAGTCCGCATGGCCGATGCAGGAGAGCGTCGCATTAGTTTGCGTACATTCTACGCATTTGATAAGTTGCGTAAATCTCTTGGAGATGAGCGCGCAGCTCAAATGATTCTTGGACAGCAAGCGCAATCATTCGTTGATGCTATTGCAATTGACAAGGTTGGTGTGTAATGACGATGCTCGCAACACCTAACAAGGTGCTCGATCCTTCCGAGGTGGCAGTCCTCCCTCTTCCCGAAATGTTGGGAAGAAAGGACTCCTCCAAAGATGGTGGAGCGTGGAGTATTGAATCGTGTGCACCAGTTCGCGGCCTTCCTTATACCGACATTGTTGGTAAAAAGATGGTCGTACCTGTTTCGCAAGAACAAACGGCTCGTGCAATTCGTGCGCATGAAATGATGCACGCTCGTGTATCTCCTGGAAGCGATTTTTTAGAATGGCTAAACCGTGGGATCGCAAGCGAAAATGCATTGCGCGCCGTTGAAGAAATGCGTGTCAACTTTCTCTGCAACAAAGCAGGTTTTGATGTTGCTACCCATCTTTCTGATGGAAGCGAACTCACAGCCGGCGAAAAAGTTTCAGAGAATGACGACTGGACAGGTGCCGTTTATGGTGCGATTGCGACAGCATGCAGTGGGGGAAATAAACCTTTCCTTACAGGTGTGCGTCGTCACAATCGTGAATGGGGCGATTCATTAAAAGCAATTATCAAGAAGTTTGAAAAAGAATTAAAGAAAGCAGACAAGTACGGTCGTCTTAGCGATACAGCTATTGACCCGAAAAACAATTTGTCTCCAATCGGATTTTCTACAACAGAACGTCTTGCAGAATTGTTGGATCGTTTCGCCAATCCACCGAAAAAGGAAGAGAACGAAAACGAAGCAAGTAGTGTTGATCATAAAGAAAAGCACGAAAGTGAAGATGCAGAAGGACCGGCCGCTAAAACTAATAAAGGGAAAGCAAACAAACCAGCACCTATTTCACCTGATGATGTTAAAAAACAGAATACTGTTAATAATCGTCGCAGTGGTGGTGTTGATAGTTGGGTTCCATTAAAGTTTGGTGAGTCACTTCTTAATCGTGTCGCTCCTGGCGGTCTCGGTAAGAAGCGTCGTCCTAGTGCATTCGGTCGCAATCCTCGCAGATTGACTAACGCATTGACTGATCCTGAAAAGAGGGTCTTTGATCAATGGCGTAAAGGCAATGGCGGTGTTGTTGTGATCGATGGTTCGGGTTCCATGCAATTGAAGACGGAAGACATTGTTCGCATTGTTGAGAAGTCGCCAGGCGCTACGGTTGTTGTTTATTCATCCTCCACTACGGCAGGTGCTCCAAACATTTGGATTCTTGCCGACAAGGGGAAGATGGTTCAATCACTTCCTACACTTCCTGGAAACAACGGAGTGGACGGACCGGCCCTTGCATTCGCAATATCAAAGCGTAATCGTTCATCAAGCCCAATCGTATTTATTACGGACGGCGAGATTCACGGAGACGGAACTGGATATTCTGATTTACTTGCGATGGATTGTATTAATCAATGCATCAAGAGTCGTGTCATTGTTCGCAAGAACGTTACTCAAGGCGTAGAAGTTCTTGAGCAACTGAATGCAGGAATGAAGCCACGCACAGAATGGCCACGACCTTGGCAACGGACATACTTCAATGCCACAGGTTCGTACCTGAAATAAGTTAGTGGGGGGAAACCCCCACTTTCGCTTTGGTTATGTTGTTGGATCATAACCGAGCGACATCACAACCTCGATTGTATGTCTATCGCTCCGGCAGCCCCATTGATTTTACTCCTTTTGATCAATGGGGCAACAGCCGTATCTACGGTCGCTGAATTTTGCTTAACGCTTTTCCAAGTGTCACGCCATCGTACACTCTGAAGATTATCCAAAGGATCGAGACGCCTACGGCTTTTCTATATTCAATGTCCAGGCCCAACAGTTGAAGAGCTGCCCAAATAAAAAATGTATTTGTTGATACAAGTATTGCGAGTCCCAGTAGCGCAGTAAAAACTGACATAGCTTTTCCTGGCGCTCCTGTCTCGGATTCCTCTGGGATCTCAAAAGACGGGAAGCGAGGATTCTTCCATTCGTTACTCATGCGTTTTTAGCTTTTGCAATCTGGTGAACGCGCTGACGTGAAAGTCCTACTTGCTTAGCGATTGTCTGAAGACTGTGACCTTGGTTGCGGAGATTCACAATCTCGATGTCTCGTGCATCATCACCTGATGGTCCTGGACGCAGTGGACCCCAAGCCCAACCCTGAAGGCCGGCCAGTGCTGCAACACGATCTTGTGGAAGCTTGTTGAAGCGTGCACGCTGACGCATGTAAGCGACCCAGGCTCCGATAGGAACATTGCGGTCGTCGTGCAGTTCAGTGTGTGATGTCGGTACAAGAGCGTTGCCGGTTCTGGCGACGTATTGCTGAAGGGCGGCGAAGTTCCGATCCCATCGTGATTTCTGTGGAAGGCGTGTATTTGTCATAGACCGAACACTAGTTCGTATCGCCGGCTTCTGGGTGAAACTATTAAAACATTTTCACCTAAATTTGGATCCCAGCAGCGGGACTACCCGGCACGTGCCCGGGTTTCCAGGCTAGCTGCGCGATCTGACTCAGCAGCTGGTTCAGATAAATCTAAATAAAACACGTAATAAAAGGCATCCTATTCTTGACGGTGGCGGATAACCGGACGGAATTAAAAAAAATAGTATTTTTTTGCTTTTTCTATCGAGTGGCGGAGTCGGTCCCAGTAACCAGAAAGTTGTTTTTTTTGCTTTTTTAGACGTAAGGCCCCTGAGGGTCAAAATGTCAGAAGTATTTCTAAAAATATTCACTATTGACAACGGATATTTTCCGTGATATGCTGTGCTTGTTATGTTAGAAGGGAATTCACAATGACACAAAAGCGAACAAGGCAACATTTTTTTGTCGTCGCGGCAGAAGTTGATCTCGATACAAAAGAAGTTTTTTACACAATTGATCAAGATCAAGCAGATCACCGGTTTGGAAAAACAATCTGGGATCCAGAACTGGGCAATTGGCTCCCCATTCCAGGCAGCGAGCAGCCGCTAGAACTAATGTTTGAAAATGCAGAAATTCACAGCATGCTGAGCATGCAGCTCGCAACGACGAACTTCTCACTAAAATCTGAAACCGCCTCCTAAGGTACAGACGGGGGAGTGGCGCTAAGCCATTCCCCAGCTTCAAACATAGGGTCAAATTCCTTGGATATTAATTTGATCCTATGTTTGACGGTGGAGGATAGCCGCCGATTTTACAACCAGGCAAGAGGAAAACTTCTCGTCTTCTATCTAGGCAGCGTCGGTTTACCGAACAGGCCACCAAACGTCCGTGAAAACATCTTCTTCCAGGAAGAAATGAGACACGTTAAAATTATTCCTGGTACAGATTGGTTTATTCTTATAAAACAAACCCGTGCGAAAGTCTTCCGGCTTTCGTAAGCTTTACCTTAAAAAGAAAGAATAAACTATGGAAATAGAACATATGGACTGGTCAAACGATAACGATCAAGACATCATTGCAAAATTCGTTACTGAACCAGAAGGTTCAGAAATAACAATTATTGCAGCTAAAGCGCCGGCGATTCAAGAAGACGGCCCGGTTTGTTTCAGTGTTGACGGCAAAAGCGTAACCGTCGTATTTAACGAACAAGCTATAGAAAACAAGATACGTGCCATCGCGTCCAGTGACGGAGACTTCTCGGATCAAGAAGCCACGGCATTCATTATGGCTACAGTCCTCAAGCGGGGCTTCCAAGCAGCTATGGAATATCTGGAAGAGCACGCAGAGGGATAACCCAGCCTGGAAATCCAGGCGCTTTTTTGATCCTATGTTTGACGGTGGCGGAAAGCGGCGAAATAATCTTTTTCGCCGGCTTCCGGAAACGTTTCTACGTGCTCGCGGAATACGTTATAAAACAACGGGACTCGCGCAGCCTCACAATAACGTCGCTGCAGCATATATAACATTTATTTTGTAACACGTGTTGCATCGAGAAAATAGACCTGCTATCTTTACATCTCACCACCTGAAGCATCCTATGTTTGACGGTGGCGTATAGCAACTCGGCCGGCCACTCCGAGACTCTAATCGCACCCGCGATCAAAGAGTTCTATTTGTGTTGCCCAAAAAACAATCGAGAATTTTGAAAAGGTTCCCCCGAACCCCCTCCAAAGAGTTTCTCTTCTCTATTTACCTTCTACTTTATTTGTCGTGGATGGTTATGGTTATTCTTCTTCCGATTTGACTTTCAGGAAAGTCCTAGATATACTTCCATGTATGGATACTTCTAGTTTTGATTCGCTGAGCCGTAAAGAAAAAGTCATCGCCGGCGTGCTTGCTAGGCACGGAGTTATGTGGGCTGGAATTCCAGAAGCTGTTGTTGATTCACTCCACGTAAATGGCTACCGCATTAAACGACGCAAAGGTTTTAAAAATGTCAAGAACCAAACAGGAAACTAAACTTTCCAGGGCCAGTAAAGCTGCGTCTATCCCAACGGAAGACATTGAACACGTGTTCGCATACTGGCGCGAGATCATGAACAAGGGCACCAGAGCACAGCTGTCACCCGAGCGAAAAGAATTAATTGGTTCAGCAATCCACGATTACACTCTAGAAACTTGTCTAGAGGTTATAAGGGGTTGTAGTTTGTCTTCTTTCCATATGGGGGGTAATAAGCAGCGGAAGCGTTATGACTCGTTGGATCTTATTTTCCGGAATTCTGACAAGATTGAAGGGTTTCTTCAAATCGCTGAGGATAATCCTTTTGTGGAGCCTTTCTAATGTTGGGTCTTCTTTTAATATGGCTAGGTAGTCATATATGTCTGGTCGGTGCTATTGCTGTTATGGCGAAGATGGCCGATGAATAATCTAAACAAAGAAAGAAAAAAATATGACAACTAATACAATATCTCTTGCTGACCGCAGGAAAATCCGTGAACTAACAGACACTCACCAGGAGTTGTTTGCAGAGGATCTCATCAAGAGACTCCAATCATTCATTCCTAATCTGAACAAAGAACTAAATTCTGATCTTCTTCTGGACGCACTGGGCTGTTGCGGACTTTCTCTCCATATCGGTACTGAAGCCTCAGCTACCTGGATGTCTAAGAACTTACTGTCTGGTGAATAAGGAAGAACTCAAGCAGGTCGTTGACCGGGTTCATGCGAACTGGAATATCCAGCCTTTGCCTGCCCAGCTGCAGACGATCTACAAAACCTGGTTTACCCTACTTGAATCGTTAGACTACACAGAAGTTGACAGTATTATAACGCAACTAGCGAAAGAGGACAGTTGGGCACCGCGCCCAGGAACCATCTACCGAAGAGCCGTAGACCCAGACACCCCATCGCCGGCATTCGCCTGGTCAGAATACCGCACCATCGCAGGACAAATGGACAGCGGAGCCTACACACCCGCCAACATCCACCCGATGCTCCAAAAGACAATCACCACCATCGGCGGATTCAACCTACACACAAACGCCGATCGAGAACACTTCATACAAATCTATACAGAACACGTAAATAAGGAATACAAATGAACAGATACACACGATGCCAAGCAACCACCAAAAGTGGAACCCAATGCAAATCAGGAGCAATGCACCTCACCCCACACTGCGGAGTACATCAAGGCTCCCCCTACCCACAACAACCAACAGTCCCCAAAAAACAACAGTTCCTACACATAAACACTTGGACAGGCGACGAAATCCTGGAACTAATCCCCTACTACAGACGACCAACACAATGAAACCCCGCACGTGCCAATCAAAAAGAAAAGATGGCAACCAATGCAACGCAAACGCAATGGGTGGAGGCTACTACTGTTATGTGCACAAAGAATCCAAAGATCCAATAACACAAAGAGATCCAATATTGGAAGCAAATCGTGAACTAACCAACTCAATGATAAAACTCATCAACTGGCACCACCGAACAGGCGGAGACATCTCCAAATATTTTGGCAAAGCAGAACTGTCAGAATGGCTATTAGGTAAACCAAAATGAAACGAAACGGCCGCCCACCCAAAGAAGCCACAGGTGTGTCAACCCTCACCATCAAAATACCAGCAGAGCTCAAAAACCAAATCATAGAACTATCCGACGGATACGATATGACCATCACAGAATATATAGTGACGCTAGTATTACGCGATGCCTCGCCAACCTGAACCAGCCAAAAACCCAGACCACAAGTACAACATACAAACCACCGTACCCGGCTGGCTAAAAAACGACATACTCAGAATATGTGAAGAAAACGAAACATCCCTCACCCAATGGATCAATCACGTCATACACGACGCAGTACGCAACAACAAAAAGCTGCCAGAACTAACCTCGGGGACCGCCCGCACTCCTGCTGACACTATTCGTGAGTATTTGGCGGGGGAGCGTTCTTTGCAACCGTGTGGTTTGGTTTCGTGTGACCGTGTGGATGTGTCTTCTGATGGTGGGTCTATGGTGTTTTGTGGTTCGTGTGGGATTAGGGTTTTCTAGTGGGGATACATTTGGGCGATTGATGGGCGTGTGGGGGTTCGGCCTTGTCGTCTTTGTTCTGCTAGGAGTTGTCTTGAGGTGAGTCCTGCCCATACTCCGTGCATGTCTGCTGCGGGGAATTCTAGTGCGTAGTTTAGGCATTGTTCTATGACTGGGCATGTTTTGCATATGAGTCGGGCTTGTTTTATGTAGGTGATGTCTTTGTGTTCTTTGGGGAACATGAGGTGTGTTAGGCCTTTGCAGGATGCTTTGTTTGTCCAGTTTGTTTCGTGTGTATCGGTTAAATCTATTGGGTTTGTGTCTGTCATATTATTAGCCGTTATTTTCTTGCTGGTAAAGGGTTTTCTTGTGTGTATGTCTGGTACGGCGGACCTGTGTAAGGGTCAAATTTGGTTGTGATGTTTAATGCTTTTACGGCGATGTTTTTGGCTTGTTGGAGTGTTGGTTTTTGTTTCGGCGTTAAGGCTTGTATTGCTCCTAGCGCATAGGGTGAACCTGAACCGATAGCGTAAATTCCGTTGTTGTCTGATGTCCAGGAGTAGTCTCCGTCTATTATGTATATAGTGCCATTTATGACTACGAGGATCGTGGAGTTGTGTTCTGCGAGATGTTCGGATGAGTCGCGCTCTGGCAGTGAATACCCTGATTCGTCAAAGCATGCCCGTAGTGCGGGTACGAATTTGTTTGTTATGAAGGCGTCTAGTTGTTTGCCTTTTAGTGTGGGTGTTGGTGTTGGGGGTACGAATGAGTAGTGCAGGATGTTGATTGCTCGTACGTCTCCTGCAGCTCCTAATAGGTATTTGCCGTTTTGGGCTATTTTGCTGGAGCCTGCTCCGAGGGTTGTGATTTGGAATGCGAATCCTGATTCATCCATTGATGAAACCCTTGAATCTGTGCAGACTACGGCGTAACCGTCTCCTTGTATTGCCACTATTGTTGTCATTGTTTGCCTTGTTGGATAGCGTTTTTTTAGATTGTTACTGTTGGGAAAGAATCTAAATAATCTTGTAGTACTAATTTGCGCCATTTTAGGGCGTATGTCAAGCAGTGTGAACACTTTATTGCTTTGTGGGTACATTCGGGGAGCCGTATGTTTCCTCTGCGCGCGGTGAAACTCCACGCCATTGAATCACTACTGGTCATTGCGTGTCCTACTTGTCGGAGTCCTGTTCTTTTCATGCCGAATCCGTGTAGTTTTAAACCATCTAGTGTCAAGGGTTCTACTATTGATTTTATTTCGTTGGTTGATTGCCTTCTACAGACAGAGCCAATACCAACTATGTCTTTGCTAAGTAGGTCTATTCCGGCTTTGTTAAACATGTCTACATGCCGGCGATATTGATCTAGTGTTTGGCCTTGTATGACAGGAACAATGGGTAGGTCGTCTGCAATCATCTGTAAATCTAGATAGTTGTTAACTGTTAGTTCCTGATGCTTTTCTATAGATAACCCAGTCTTTGCAAGCATTGCGTCTTCGCACATCCAGTCTTGCTGTGAAGCCCAGTCCATCATGCCTATTTCGTCTTTATACCGTCTTACGGCATTTGCGTACTCTGAAGCTGTTATTGTCCATCCACCAAACATGGATAGTTGTGTGAATCCGCCGCTGTCCAATGACCAGTTACAAATTGCCCTTGGCATGTTGACGTATCTTTTGATCCGATAATGAGAAACAAAGAGGGGTATATCGGCATGCTTTAGCCATGCTGGATTGTCTGTTCCTAGATAAAAAGTGAACTTTCTATTATCTGTTAACACTCAATGAAGCCTTCTGGGGCGTATAACGGGTTGAGAGTTTTCATTTGTGATCCCTTTTTCATGAGAATCCCCTCTGTTCCTGTTATCTCGCAGACACGCTTAGATATCAGTTCATATGCCGACACTATTTCTTGCATGTAAGTGCGTGTTTCTGGTGGTTCTTCTGTGTCAAAGTAGAAACGGAGAGCGCCAAACTTCTCTTTTATCTGGTAAATCGTGTATTCGGGATCAATAACCCGTAGTTCTACGTCAATTTTTTCTATGAGGTCGTACCAGCCCGGGTCGCAATCTATTCTTTTGTCGTAATCCTTGTGGAACCTGTCTAGCATTTGGCTCATGTATGGCGAATATAGGTGTCGTGTCATTTTTTGTCTCCTGTGCGTATGAAAACAAATGATATCACTGACCGCAAATCCTGTCTATAGGACTGACGGTTGGTATGCTTGTTATCTATGCGTGATATACATGATGTTTTTTCCTTTATTTTGCAGGCGATACAATGGTAAAGAGCATCCGTTTAGATGTTGCTCCCCTTATTAGGTACATACAAGAGGACACTTCGTATAAGGAACTTGTATCTCGTGATGTTGTCAGGCATTGGAAGCGCGTAGGAACCATTGATTTGTATAGGGCTGATGCCTGGTGTGTAAAGTTGGGGATACACCCGATTGAAATATGGGGAAGCGGTTTTTACACTAGTATGGAAGATAATGAAAATGGATAGAACAACTATTAAATGGTGGATTGACAGAGCCGGCGAATTAGAACAAGACCGTAATGAGTGGCGTGCGAAAGCAGAAACCCTTGCAGCCCAGATTGCTGAATCCAAAGACTCAACACGCCTTATGGCTACACTCACAGAGACCCTAAGACTGACTCATGACTGAGCAGGCTTGGACATGGCTCTTGTTCGGAATGGAGCTCGTAGGGGTCGCTGGAAGCTTCATAGTGGGTAACAGTAAGTGGTATGGGCATCTGATAGTCGCCCTTCACTCGTACCCGTGGCTTGCCTACGCAATTATCTTTAACAAGCCAGGATTCATGGCTATGTGGTTCCTTTGGCAGGGTGTTCATCTAAGAAACATGTTTAAGTGGAAAAAAGAAAGCAACAAATGAACAAAATAATTAAAAAATTATCTGGCGACCTGTTTATTGTCGTAATGCTCGGTTTGGTTTCCACCACTACCGCTTGGACAGCAATTCAATCATCTCTTCATGGGGGTAGATCGTCAGATGCCGGTTCTGAGTATCAACTAATCCTGTCTGAAGCGAACAATATGTGGATTACAGCTGAAGTAAAATACCGAGACGACCTGTCTGTATGGAAAGACAAACAAGTTCGTGTGTTGGTGGACGGTGTTAGTATGGATGACATTTACTCCGACATAAAGACAGCCAATGGGTCTTACGAGTTGTATGTGTTTGCTATGCCGTGTTTTTATGAAAATCCAAAAGGGTTTCTACCAGGCTGCAAGACTTATATGGACGAACTGTATAACCCGTACACTGAAACACACAAAAGCAGCGAGTATTGGACAAATTTGTCTGATACTGAGGGAAAATACAGCAATCAACTTCAGATGCTCACAGGACTATTCGCTGTTTCTTTGTTTCTTCTAGGTATCACAACCGTCATGAAGATGAAAAACCTTGTTGCTTATCTATCAACCTTTTCGGTACTCATATGGCTGTTCGGTGCTGTTGTTCTCTCAACTATCCCAACAGTATTTTCGTAAGGTTTTGTAATGGCAATCGGTAGCGAACCTGAAATAGGAGCCAACTTTGCAGTCTGGAAAGACATGTCAGAATCTGATCGTAAAGCATGGTTCAAATATATGAACGACAATTGGGGCGATTACCTTCAGGCAGGGTATGCGACCCTGGTGCATGATAAGAATAACCCCTATTACCAATCACAAAAACAAGGATCAAAATGAAATTCGTAGTTAAGTTTATTGCATGGTCAGCAGTCGTTCTAATTGCAGCCATCGCTCTGGTTGGTTAAGATTTTAGAGTATCGGAAACCGATTTTTTAATTTTTTCTATATCAATCGGCACCATAGTGGCAGTTGCTACTGCTGTAATTACTTCATTGCATAACAGTTCGGCCGTTATGAGTATTCTGTTTTCTTGAATGTCAACTATTTTACTTCTTATAATTAGCTCAACATTTGTTGGTGTGGGTTTTTTAAAAACTGTAGTTATCTCGGAAGTCGCACAAAATTTTCCTATCTGCTGACTTGTTTTCTGTATTGCTTCATCAAGAACGGAAGCAAGAACACCACCGTGAACAACATTGTTCATTCCTTGGTGTGCCTTGTTGAACGAAACATGAAAGTCTGTTTGACCAACTTTTGGGTAAACCAATGGAGGAGCTATTGGGTTCATTAATCCAGACAATGGATTTTTGTAAGAGATATTAAGCCAGGGAGGAAAAAGTTCATCTATTTTCGCTTTTTCAACTAAATGCTCTAAACGTTTTGCTGTTTCTAGTAGTTCTTCATTTTCGTACAACGGATCAACAAAATATATATTGCTGATTATTTTGCGCAAACTAGAAGTCATCGTTTCTATTGTCTCGGAAAGTTTATATTTACTTCTCGGAGCATTGAGGGAGTCGTTTAGTTGTTTGTCAATAATTTCTCTATTTGTTTCTTGCATAAACAGAAGCGTAGCATTTTTACGCCTGATAACATAAAACAATTAAGCCTTCGTAGCTCAGCGGATAGAGCAACGGACTTCTAATCCGCAGGTCGTTGGTTCAAGTCCAACCGAAGGCACCACTACAACAAAGAGGCAAAATGTCTGAAAATAAAGATTTTGAGAAACTAGTAATTCACATTTCCCGGGAACGGGCAGAAAAACTTGATTCAATCGCAGATCAACTTAAACTCTCACGCGGTTCCATTATAAGACAAGCGCTTGATGATTTTTTTGAATCTAAAGCCACTGACAAGAAAACCAAAAAATAGATAGTCAGTATTGACTACCAATCATCTGGGTCGTCTTCTTCTCCATCTCTACGGTTTTCGTAATAAAGAACAGCGTGTTTAATTTCAGGAAGTATTTCCATACGCCAATCAACAGGCAGTTTGTTTAAAATATTGACAATGGTTTGATGCATGAGGTCAGCAAGGGCTGTTTCCTCAAGACACATTGAAGACATTATTCTCAACTCGGAAGTCAAATACTTTATTTCATCCAGCAGATCAACATCTGTTTTCTGTTTTGATTTGCGCCTCAAGGATATTTAGCTTCTTTCAGCGATGTATTCTTTGCCACGATACATGCACCATCCGTTATAGATAGTTGCAACTTCGTAAGAGAACTTGTGATCGCCGGTTTCTTCATAGGTAATTACACCAATGCCTTGTTGCCAGTTTTCAAAACGTGTCAAAGGACGACCGTCTAGGTCTACCCCACCTCGGGTAGAAGGAATAGCACCATCAATACGAGCAAGACACCCAGGAGATGCAGCCATGATTGTCCTAGCACCATCGTAGTCTTCGCGTGTTTTAAACGCCGTTTCAATGCGGTGGATGTGCCCATAAATAACCGATACTTTCTCTGCATTCAAATATACATGTGCAGTAGAACCGTTGGACTTAACTCTGTCACCATGAATAATTTTTAACTTCTTATTAATCCAAAGGTCAGCTGCTGGATATCCAGGCTTGTACTCAACACCGTAATCTTCCATACGGCAAAGATATGGAACTGAAAGAACAGGCCATGACTCTGGTGTCATTCCTTTTCTCAATCCATATGCCGCTCCAGCGTTTTGAACTAGATACTTCGGCATTCTTTCTTCGTGGTTTCCAGCAAGCCAAACAATCCGTGCGTGTGGTGCAGCGTCTCGCATTTGAGCACAGAACATTGTTGCTCGGTCAATTGACGCTTGTGTTGTTTGTGCATACGACGGATAGTTGATGTACTTGCCCATTTCTGGAAGGTCAAGGTTGTCACCAACACAGGCAATCAAATCCGGCTTTACGTCTTTAATCATTGCTAACAAAATTGCAATTGCCGCATCGTCGTGTGTTGGTTCCAGTTCACCGTTCTTGTTTCTAAAGAAACCGAACTGTATATCGGGTACCACAATGCACGTTTTGAAGTCTGTTGCTGTTTTGGGTTTTGTCGTTGTCTTTTGTAGTTGTACTGGTTTCCCTTGCTGTACAACGGGCCACTCTGGACCAGACTCCCATTTTGGTGAAAATTGAATTGCGGCAAGGTCGTGAATTTGCGCTTCGCCTTGGTCATCTTTAATCATTGATTGATAAAGAGAAACGCGTTTAATATCTCCGATTTCGGTGATATCAATATTTTTACGTTCTAGCATTTCTGCAATTGAACCAAGAAGTTTAGCGTTAGCTTCTTTTTTGTTGATACTTCCAGCGGCTTCTGTGAGACGATTTGATAGTCCGGGTGTTTTTTTGTTTGTAGTCATTACTGACCCTTTCCGCATCTGCACCAACCATTGCGGTGTTGAGTTATTGTGTCTCTTCCAATTTTCATGCCAGCACCAGATAGTTCAAGATGAATTATTCTTGTTGCTACTCTACTTTCCAAAGCAAGTTGAAGCGCTTCTGATGTTTCTTTATCAAGATCTAAAAGTATCTTCCCCAAAGGACAGGGGGTTTTTGAACCAGACGAAATTGTTTTTAGTCTTTCGGACAGTTCTGACATGTGACTCCATTTTTGTAGTGCAGTTTGTTTGCTAACTTGACTTACTATAGAGTACAGTAAGTCTCGTGTCTAGACCCAAACCAAAACAATCTCGTCATCAGTCAAAGCGCGATCATGTTTTAAGAACACCTCTTGAGAATACGGTGAGGTCGGTTATTGGCGATACGGCAGATGTGAAACTGCTTGTTGAGAATATTCTTACATCTCTTGACGAACAGAACATAATTTCATACATGCCTCAAAACATAGTGTCACTACTGACCCCCTACGGAAGAGTGTTGATTTTATTGATTGA